TTTAGATGGTGAAATAACATTCGATGAATATAATTTACAATTGGAAGGTGCGGTTGATGAATCAAACAAGGTTAGCCAAGCATTAAACAAATTAAATCCATTGGTTGCTAATAAAGTGCTTGAAAATCTAACAGTTAATGAAATACGTGGTTTGGCAAAATTGCCAGCGGTTGAGGGTGGAAATGTGTTAGTTCCAAAAACACAATCAACCTCATTTGTTAAATTAAAAAGTGAAGATAAAATTTTAAATAGATTTCTGGAGTGCGGAGTTGATAAATCTACTTTAAATATAGTTTCATCAAAGGCTGTGGAAAAATTTGAAGATGTTGAAGCTGATGAGGTGAATTTCGTTAAAATGTTTGAGATTGAAAAATTTGCAAGCGTAAACGAAAATAAAAAGAAAATACTTCAATTACTTTCACAAGGAACTTCATTTAACGATATTGTAAAGGAATTGCAATTAAAACCAGCACAAGTTTCAAGCTTATTTGTCGATCTTGAAAATGATGGATTTTTAAAGAAAAACGATGGTAAAGTTGAATTAACCAATAAAGGAAATTCTGAAGCGGTTAACACAGAGTTCAAGGTTTTATACACTTATGAGCTTCGTGATGATGCACCTGATTTAATTGGTACATCTAGGGAGTTTTGTCGTGAAATGTTAGCTTCAAATAAAGCTTTTACACGTCAAGAAATTGAAAGTATTAGCAATGATGAAGGAACAGACGTCTGGTTGTATCGTGGCGGTTGGTATCACAACCCTGATACAGATAAAAATCAACCTTCTTGTAGGCATTTTTGGAAAATGAATTTAGTGTTAGGGTAAATGAGACATTTTATACAGGATAAATTAACAGATGAGCAAATAAATGCTATTGCCTCAATCATTAATGGAGAATATCAGCCGTTACTTGTATCAGGAACTAATGTTAAAACTGTAAATGGTAATTCAATACTAGGGTCAGGGGACATAATCACATTACCAATTAGATTAAATGATGTAATTCAAACAGGGTACTGCACACTTGAAATATTTGACGGTACGATTGCTGGAGGCGCTGGTCAAATTTCAAAATTCCTAACTAGCGATGGGCTTACTAAAAGTGGTGGAAATACTTTTTTATATTCAAACATTCTAAGTACAAGCGGAATTGTGACAACAATCACAGCGGTTAATGTCACGCCAATAGCGACAGAGTTTACTTATAACTTAACCACAGGTGAACTAATTGTTGATTGTGTTGAAAGTAAAAACACAGGGGTTTTAATTGGTGGGAACGTAGAAGGGTTAGAGTTTGGTGTTAATGGTAGAAATATAAGAATTACAGCCTTGGCTTTATTGTGAAATAATTAAAAATTAAGATGACAAAATACACGATAAAATATAGAATCAATTGTTTGCCTGAGGGTGTTTTTTTACAGGTTATTCTTTGGGCTGATAGCGAAGCTAAAGCGACTGAAGGGTTAAAAAAATTCGCTGAAACGGATGAGTATTATTTTATTTAATATATTTACAATATGGAAGCTAGTTTAATATCAACTGACAAATTAAAGAAACGCGGTTTTATACATGGAAATGTAGAAGATAGTATTTTGCGAGTTTTAATTATTCGTGTTCAAGACACTATAATTGAGCCTACAATCGGTACACTTTTATTTAAAAGACTTATTCTAGGAATTGACGACGATGACTTAACGGCTGACGAAATCACGTTAATGGATGATTATATCGTGCCAGTTATGGTTGCTGGTTGTGACCACAGAAGTGTAAATGCGTTAACTTATCAATTAAGAAATAAAACAGTTGGAACAGGAAGCGATGACACTATTGATGCCGTTTCAGAAAGTGGTAACGTAAGAATCAAAGATGAATTAAAAGGTGACTTAGTCTTTTACACAAACAGGCTCATAGGCTATCTTAAAGATAATTGTGAAACATTTCCTTTATATAAAACTTATTCGTGCAACAATGAAGACTTAAAGCCAAATGATAAAGAATATAAAGCTAACATTTCTATTCTATGAAAATAAGTATCAATAAACTTAATGTTGAGTTAAAAGATATTTCAACAGCTCACGACCAAGTGAACACTTATTTTTGGGGTGATTTTGGCATGGCTATAAATTCAGGCGTTATAACTTATCCTTTGGTAAATTGTTTTTATCCAACAGGGTCAATGCTTGATAATACCACGCCTTTAGATTTATATATTGTTGTTAGTGATAAGGTTTATAAAGACCAATCTAATCTAACTGAAACAGAAAGTGACACACTTCAAATTTGTAGAGATTATTACAATGTAATTAATAAATCTGACAGATGGAACAGAATAGGTAAAATCAATAACGCCACGATAACTAAGTTTTTACACGAAGGAAGGAATGGAGCTGACGAAGTTGCTGGACACGTGCTTAAAATAAACTTTGCCCTAAGGGACTCTAACTCAATTTGTAATATTCCTTTAACAGGCTATGATTTTGAAGGATTCGCTATTAATGTTAGTTGCGCTGATGCTGTTGTTAAAAACTCTGACCTTACTTATATTCAAAATATTATTAGCGGTGGATTTTTAACACTTCCTGATATTACAGTTACTGCTTTAAATTCTGAAGATACAGAGATATTTAGCGAAATTTTTCCATCAGTGAAAAACGTATTAATTTCTATTGTTGATGGAATTTTAGTAATTACAAATTCTGAAGATACTGTTATTAATTCAATACCAACTGTTGCTGGAAAAACACAAGGCTACCAACTACCTGACACAATATTAAGCGTTTTTGTTAATGGAAATCCTGACCAAAGTGTTATATTTGCAACATTGTCAAACCAAACAATTAATATAACGAACTAATGGCAATAAATATAAACATAACGACAACTTTTTTAGGCGATACCGATACACCTAATTCTTATATAGGTCAGGGTACAAAAAAAGTCGTAGTCAAGGCTGATGCTTCAGGTTTGGAATTTGTCCCTGATACGGGCGGAAGTGATACCAATATCATGTATGACGATTTAACAGCTACGGCTGATAGGTCGCAAAACATGAACAGTAAATCTATGACTTTTATTAATGGTAAGCAGTTCAAATGGATTAATAATGTTGCGCCAACAATTGGCGAGGCTAGTTTTGATTTACAAGCTTACGGAACAACTTCGAGTGATACGCTAATTAATATTAAAAACGGCTCAGGAACTTCAAAATTTAAAATGTCAGGTGTTGGACAGATTGGAATAGGCGCAAACCCTTTTACTCAAACAAGAGTTTACATAAATGCTATTTCAGGTGAAAAAGGTATCTATGTAGATGCGGTTGACGAAACTGCAGGTTATTTTGAATCCTCTTCGGGTAGAGGGGTTTCAGGTCGTTCACCTTCAAATTTTGGTGGTGATTTTTATTCGGGTGGTTCTTTTGCTGTTAACGCAATGGGTTTCGCTGGATATAAGTTCAAGCCAAACAACGCAGACAACGGAAGATATTCTGTAAATATTTTAAGTCAAGCCGATGATTCAGTTTTTCAGGTTAAAAACGATATGCGAATTATTTCTGCTATTTTAGGAACAAGTACAGTTTATATAAATGATGCAGCAGCACAAGCTGGTGGTGTTGAACTTTATGAATTATACATGAATAATACAGGATTAACTGTTAGAAGAGTTTAATAAAAATAATTATGATAAAAACAAAACAACCAATTTTAATTAACCCAGCAACTAAAGAGGAGGCAATTGTTTACTTTGACACATTCGGGTTTAATTACAACGAATTAGAGCAAACAGTAACCTTTAATTTGGTGGCGGCAAAATTAGTAACCACAACAACGAAGAAAATACAGGAGGGTAGGCTTCAAGATTTTGAATTAGAAGAGTTTCACCAAATTCCATTTTTCGGATCAAGACAAGCCGTTTACAAAATGTCCACTTTTAACAAAATTATGAGTGGAGTGGAGTTTCAAGACTTTTCAAAAGTTAAGGATAAGCTAATGATTGAACAGATTGATTACAATAGTTCTAATTTTTGGGGTTTAACTTCAAATGATTTAGAAACTTTTGAAGTTACAACTACAACAGAATAATTTAATATATTTGTAAAAAAAGAAACCATGATAGAAAACGAATTAGAAGAAAAAGAAGGCTTGATAAAAAGAGCTAGAAGAAATTGGAACGCAAAAACACCGAAACGGCATAAAAGGATAGTTAATTTGTGTACTGGATTAGTTGCGGTTGCTGGTGTAATTGTGGCAATTCCAGCTTCAATAATTGTTGTTCCAACGGCTGTTTTGACTTATGCCTCGTTAGCTATTTTTGTAGGTGGGTTTTTTGGTATTAAATCCAAATTAAAAGTAGAAAAGTGATGACTTTGGAGGTTAGACAAAAGTTACTTAGTGAATTTACTAAGGCAGGAATAGCGGTTATTATTCTTTCAATTGGTCTTTATATTCAGAGGTTGGATTACAAAGGCATGGTAGAAAAACTCGATAATAAACTAACAAAAGCAGAGGAAAAATTTGAACGGTTTATTTTAAGTGACCACGCTAAAGCAGTTGAAACTTTAGATAATAACACCCAAGTATTAAGTAGAGTTGAAACAACATTAAATAAATAGTTATGATTTTAGAACTTAAAAGAGTGGCATTAAAAGACACTTATACGATTGGAAAACTTTATGTTGACGGAGTTTATTTTTGTGACACTTTAGAGGACAAGGTAAGGGATTTAAATAAGGATGGGGATTTAGCAGACCAAGGCGAAACAAAAGTCATGCACGAAACCGCAATACCTTACGGAACTTATAAGGTAATTATGAATATGAGTACTCGATTTAAAAGATTAATGCCTTTACTTTTAGATGTTCCAAGTTTTCAAGGTATTCGTATTCATGCTGGAAACGTAGCAGAACATTCAAGTGGTTGTATTTTGGTAGGAAAAAATACCGAGGTGGGAAAAGTAACCAATTCAAAGCACTATGAAGCATTGATTTACGATAAGATTTTCAAAGCTAAATCATGTACTATTAAAATTCATTAATATCAGACTTCAAATAAAACCGTTGTGTAATTTATCCATTTTTCCACAACAAAAAAAAGCCACTCTTTTATGGGTGGCTTTTTCTTTCACTTAAAATTTAAAACTAAAATTAACTCAGAGTTCAAATATACGATTATTTGTGAATAAAAAAGTCGTCACGTGAAAAATATCTTGATTTTTTTCTGCTGTGCTCTAAATTGTCCAAATCCTTTTTATGAAACATCAACACGCTCAAGTAAATCTTGTCTTTGTTTTCGATATGGGTATTAATAACATTAACGGAGTGTATAATTGTAGCGTGATTTTGATTCACAAGTTTGCCTATATCCGTCCAATTCATTCTAGTATTGGTAGCAACAGTATGAACAAAAATCTGTCTTAAAATGCAAAACTCACGCTGTCTTGATTTTTTTGTCAAATTATACTTTGCTATAAAGTCAGAATATTCATTTAAATCAGAGTTGATGTATATCCGATTTACGAAAAATTCTATTGGTGAGATTTGTGCGTTCATGCTTTGCTTTTTATTCGTTAATTTTTAGTTCTAATTCTTGGTTTGTTAGTGCGTGGTAAAGGTTTTGTAAGTCGTGAACGTGCTTTATTACCCTTGTGAATTTGTTACCAATAAATAAACCATTGAAACCTTCTAAATAGGTTTTCATTCCATCGGTCGTATATTTTCCGTATCGAATGTAAAAGAACATTTTTGTTTTGTGTATTCGATAATTATAAGGAATTGTGTCTGTTTGTTTTACAAATCCAAATTTCAATAACCACTCTTCTGTAAGTGGTATTCCTTTTATACGCTCAATTTCAATAACAGCTCGATGTGTTAAACCTGTATCTTTTCGGATATATTCAAGTCTTAAAGTTTTTTCTTTAATCTCAATTACGGTTGCTAATTCTGTATGGTTTTCGATTGAAAGCAAATTGAATCTACGCACGTCTTTTGCTTGTATAGTCATGGCTTATTTTTTAGTACTTGATTAATGTGTAATAAATATGAATACTTGAAGTGTAAGAGCTTTCGTTTCTTGACACAATATCAACATCCTGAATAATATAACCACGCTTTAAAAGGCTGTTTGCTTTTTTATACGATTGCGTTGTTATAAAATATTGTTGTTTTTGACTATTATAATTCATTCCAGCCGAAACCAAAATAATAAACAATGCAATAAATCCTAAAATTTCTAAATTCTTTTTCATACTAATAACTATTACTTGTTATACACTCTTTTTTTTGAAATATTTACTTGATTAATGTTTGCATAAAATTATACATACCATTATCTTTTTTTACCACTCGCATATTTTCATAAAATTCATTTAACTTATCCCAATTGTCAACTAAGTTGCTCCAAGCTTTTGATAATGGCTTTAATTTATGCAATTCATTTTTCCATTCAGGAACAGCTTCTAACAATTTCCAGCATCTACTAAAATCGTCGGGATCGTATGGATGATTTACAGGAAAATCTTTATTATCCATCAAACAATTCCACATCGTTTTTGAACTCATTCCTACATGTCCGTTTGCAATCCACCACATCGCTTTTTGCTGAACATCTTTGCTTTGGTCGGCTTGTGGCTCTACCCAAGTTTGCTTACAATCTTTATGTAGCGCATCAAATGCTTTCATTTTCTTACTCATTTCATCTACTGGAACTGGAAAGTTTAAAGCAAACTCTCCGCCACAACATAGGCAAAAAAGTTTTTCATTTCTAATTGTTGTTGCCATAATCAAAACCCTTGTCTTTTCAAACACTCTTTACAGCTCGATAAATGCAACCATGAATCATTTTTGTATACTGTGATTGTGTGGTTATCGATGTTTATTTCGTTTGTGTCCATTGAAACTATTTTTTCGTTGAACTCGTTTTGTATTTCCTTTTGTTCTTCGGTCAAAGGTGCAACCGTTTTGCAACATTCTTTATGTACTTCATTTTCGGGATATAAACCCCAAAGCAATAAAAACAATGCGAATCCCAATACTATTATTTGATTTAAATTCATTTTTTCTATTGTTAAGTGTTAATACTAATTTGTTTTACGTTTTACAGTGTTTGCAATTTTACTTTCTCTATTACTACTAAAAAGATTAAACCAAACTATAAAATCTCTTTTAATTAATATCCATTTATGTTTGCTGTATTTAGATTTCCTACATTCGGGATTACCAGTATAACAAAGCATGATTGCTCTTAATTTCTTTTTGTCTTTTCTTGTGATTCTCATAGTTTTAAATATATTTCCAATGAGTTACTTCGCTAATACTTGTTGGGTCAAACGTCCAAAAATCTTTACCGTCGAAACCGCCGAAATCTATTTTATCATTTGCCATTTTGTAAGTAACTTTACTCCCTTTTTTTGGCAACTCGTCTTTAACGCTAATCCATTCCATACTCATTCATTTAAAAGGTTAGTTGTACTTTTGTTTAATTGATTCAATCCAATTTTCAACTTCTTGTAAATCGGCTTCGTTGTCAATTGCTTCGTTGTTAATTGCTTCTTGCATAAATTCTTCTTTGTTGCAAAAAGGACACGGATAGCTTTCGTTCATTAAATAAAGATTTCCTTCATCATCGCATTTATCCATGTCATGCAGATAACCATCAACACATCTTGCATCGGGATATTTTGCTCCGAAATATGGAAATTCTGGGCAACTATTTACTTTTTTTTCACTTGCTTTCATCTTCTTGGTTTATAAGGTTAACTGATTAAAAAGGTAATATTTCATTTGACTTAATATTGAAAAGTTTACATATTAATTCAAGATTTTTAAGGCTTATTTCCTGCCTACCTTTTTCAATGTTTACGATACTCGCACGACTTAAATTTAATTTGTCTGCGAACTCTTCTTGTGTTAAAGAATGTGATTTTCTTATTTGTTCCAATCTCCACGCAATAAATTTTTTATAAGTTACGTGTTCTTCAATAACTACTTTCTTTTTAATCGTGTATTTGTTGCCTTCCATAACTAATTATTTTCATTGTTACATTCGGTACATTTACCGTTTTTCTTTTTTGAATATCCAACCCATTCACGTTTTTTAGTTCGTTCCATTGTTTCTAATTGAATAATATAACCTTCATTTGTTAGGTCAGAAAACTCCTTTTCTATTTTCCTATCAAGGATACTTACGTGAGTTGCTTTTACAAAATTTTTACATTTCTTACACAAAGCAACCTTAGACTTTTTAGTTGATTCATTTGTCTTAGCCATCATTCAGCATTTAAAAGGTTAATAAACTCTTCAAGGGTTAGTTCGGTGTCGGTATAGGTTTTAATAGATGTTATCCACATTTGGGTAGTTGGATTAAAGTACAAATATTTATTCTGTTTAGCAAATGGATTAAAACGAATATCGACTGCTTTAAATCTTTGTTTATGTTCCGTCAGTAAATGAATACACAACTCACGCATTTCATTACTAATCATTGGTAACACTTTGTTTGCGAATCTTTTCATAATTTATTTTGTTTGAGGAATATACAACCTTTGATTTAAAACTTGTAATTCAGTTTCTAAGTTTGATTTTGCAATTTGTAATTCTTTTCTTTTATCTAATCTACAGGTTTCCGCTGTAGACATTCTTCCTTGTCTAACTTTTACGTCAATAAATTTTTCGATAGCATTTAAAAGATTTTCCATAACTCAAATATGTTTATAATTACTTTTTTGTACTTGTTTTTTGACACGTGGCGAATCTTTAACGAAAATCAATACCAACACACAAAATAAAAGTGAAAGTATCACTACGATAGCCCAATGTAGGTTTTTGTTATTCATTGTTCTGTTTTAAATTTTCAAGTTGAATTTTAGTGTCTAATCCAAAAAAAGCCTTGGTTGTTTCAACTCGAAATTCTAACTTTCCATTTTCATGCCTTCTAAATTGAATTAGGTAATAATTGTGAGGAAAATAAGTTAAAGATAAATCTTGCCATTTACTCCATTTGTTTTTAAAAAATTTCATGCCGTTGATGTTAGTTAATACTACTTTTTAATTTTCTTGTTTTCAAATCTAATCCAAGATTTTTCTGCTTTAATTTCCATGTTTGCAAGAAGTTGGTGAAATTCTCTACCGTATCTCAATCCATGATTTTTCATTTTCTTATCGAGATATTTTCCAATAAAATTACTTTTCTCACTCATAAGGATTAGTTTCTAAATCTTCTGCGTAAATGAATGTACCTTCTTTTTCGTCTATTCTGAAATTCCACGAGATTAATAATTCAATCACAAAATAAGGTAGTAAATCTATACCACCTAAATCAATATACATTTTTACTTTATTTTCAAAATATATTTTATTCATCATTGATTTTAATTTCTCAATCGGCACAAAAGTTTCTCCTTTATGCTTAATCGGTTTTGTTAGCGATGATAGGTTTCGTAGGATTGGTTTAAAATGATTTAAATCTTGCTGTAAAGATAATTCCTTCAGCCTAATATTTTCTTCCCAAATTCCTTCTAAATGAAAAATGTTCACATATCCTTGTTCGAAGGATGAAATGTTTACCATTTTCAATTCACTTCCAATCCTTCTAGAAATCTGATTAACTGTTGGTTTGTTTTCTCTCATTTTGTTTCGTTTTTATAAAACCCTTTTAAAATATGAGTTTTTCCACTTTTACTAAATCTTCCATAGAAAATAATTCCATCAATATCATTTTCACCTAATTTTTCCACTTCCTTAAAATCTGATGGTTGATAAATAGTATTTTCCCACCCAAAGTCTGTTACCCAATAATGAGTAAAAATTATTTCATTCATAGCTCTTTAATTAATTGATTTAAGTACTCTACTTGATTATTTTTATGTCGCTAAATCGATAATCTGTAATCGAAATATTAGCTTCCAAATGTTTTACTCTTACTGCTTTGCTTACCGAATCTTTTGTTTTGCTCTAAATAAAATCTCTCTTTTCATAGCTTACTTTTTTAAATTTCTTAATGTTGATTTTTTCCAACCGGTTAAACGAACACAATTTTCAGCAAAAAAAGGCTGTTCTGTTTGATCGAAATTAGATTGATTTACAAGTGTCGGTCTTTTCACTCTTAAAAACGATTCACCTTCCAATGAATTGAAATAAGACCTTACGTTAATTTTTTGGTGAATGTTTAAATTTTCCATAATTATTTTTTACTTTTTTGATTATTTTAACAGCTTTTTCACACGCTTTAATCCTATCATTAGAGTCCAATTCAAAGGAAAAAATCAAGCTTTCATCAACACCTCTGATTAACAAACCTTCTTTACTCCTTTGGGTTAATGAAGAATTGTTTACGTGTGAATACCAAATCATGAACCGTACTTTAATTCAAAAAACTCGATCGATGCGTGTTCAATTATTTTTTCGTCTGAATCGTTTAAAATAAACCTTTGGCCATCTTTGTGAAAATCAATTAGATTTTGCTTTTCATCTTCTAAAAGCTCACTTGCTCTTTTAATTATTTCAGTCCATTTAATATCTGTAAATTCAGATATTAAGATTTGCATTGTCGTTTGTTTCATAGATTTATCTTTTTGGTTTGACAAATATAAACATTTATTTTTATATAAATAAATAAAAGGCTGTAAACTTTGTTATTTATACTCGTTCTAAATAAGTTCTGTTATCTCAAATCTAATAAACTCACTACCTTTTTTTACAATTGTCTTAGTTGCTATTAGTTTGTAAATTTCACGGTCATCAAATCCGTACTTTTTAACTAAGCAATCTTGAAAAACTTTTAAACAATTATCGAGGTCTTGAAGTTTTGAAGATAAACCGAACTCTAAAGTTAATTGTAAAGGTGCTTTTTTTGGCTCATATCTCAACGGTAATAAACTTAAAACCGTTTCTGTATAGTTTCTATGTATTTGGTTTTTAAATCGCTTTCCTTGGTAGCAACTATTTACGCTTAATGCTTTTATTTTTATTTCGATCATGATGTAAATATTATTGGCGTAAAACGTTCTTTGCAATGTTTACAACGTGGTGTCGTTTTCTTGATCATTTGTCAGAAGTCTTAATTTAACCTGTCCGAATTGTTTATAAAAAAGATAGTGAATCAATTGTCTTTTCGGTGTGTGATAATAAACACCGCTAATATGAACCGTGTTTGAACTTAAAGCTTTTATCATGTCTTTTTCAGTAAGATTGAAATGTGCTTCAGTTATTATTTGACGTTTAGTTTCTAAATCTAATCGCCATTTTGAATTGAAATCTATCATAATTTATTTTAGAATGGAAGCCCTTCTTCCGTTTGGTTTAAATTCTTTACTACTACATGAAAATTTTCGGGGACACCTCGTTCGTCAAATCCGTATCGAATAAATGATAAGTGACGCTTTACATTTTCACTATTCGTTAACACTCTAATGTTTTCAATCGTGTAACCTTTTAACGGATCAATCCTATCAATGTGAAAACTTTCTGACATCCTGCCCTTTCCGTGCAGGTAATTTGTTTCGATTGCGAATTTTTCAAACTGTTCCAATGTTAAGTCAAATTCTTTACCTCGCCTTTTTGCATTATTCATGAGTGTTGAAAAACAATATTTTAAAGCGTTTCTTTTTCTGTAATCCCTTTGATAACATTTTTTGCACAATCTTGCGGTTGATACATTCCTGCACCTCGGTGTTTCGCACTTCATATCGAAATCTTGCGGTTGATACATTCCTGCACGTACTTTTTTGCAGATATTCTTTGCCAATTAAAACCGAAAAAGTAAGGCGCTTTATTTGGAAATTTTTCCACAATTTCTTTATTTTTAATTTCTTCTAATTTCGCCAACTCGAAAAATTTTTGTTTCAATTCCTCTGGAAGTTTATCCTTTAAATAACTTTTAGCGAGTGGCATCGAGTGGAAAACTGTCCCAATCCATTCACCAGTTTTTAAACATTCACGGTAAAGTTTCAAACTTTCTTCAAGAAATTCTTTTGCTTTTTGTTCAGCAATTTCTTCATTTTGAATTTCACGGTACAATTTTTTAGTTTCAGTTGAAACGGCATATTTTACAGCTTTATATTTTTCAATTGGAGTTAGCAAGTCGGGTACCGTCAAAACGATAACTTTTGACAAAGGTTTTCTTTCAAAACTGTATCTGATTTCATTCAAAGATAAATCGGTGTGCTTCTTTAAAATTTCAGTCATTACCTTGTTTGTAACAGCCGTATTAATTTGAGTAGGGAAAACACCAAGCCAAATCGTACAAACTTCCTCTAAGAGCTTATTTAAGGTAATTGTGGCTTCCTTTAAATCCCTTTCATCTTTTAATGGTAAGTCGACACACGTTCTAATATCGTTCGGGGTTGTCTCCATTTGGTATGTTTTCAATCGACTCATTAAGCTTTCTTTCAAAATCGGCTTGTCGTTGAGCCACTTGCTCATCAATTGTGAGTTTTCTGTTTCCTGTTTGGTTGGGAATTGGTTGCTGTGTTCCATTGCTATTGAATTTAATATTGTTTTTACTCCATGTTGCTAATCTCAAATTGGTTTCCCAAGTCTTTTGAATTTCAAATCTCATTTTCTTTTTGTCCATTGTCAGTTCAGCCCAATAGTTGTAAAAAGATTCCATCATTTGAAAACCGTATTGAACAAAAAAAGGTTTTAGACTTTCGTTAAAATCCTTCCTTCGTTCCTCAATGTCTTTTATTTTTGGATTTAAACTTAAAGATTTTCCTTTTATAATATCTTTTGTTTCTTTTTCTAAAAGAATATCATTAACATTAACAGTATCATTTACACTAACAATAACACTATCATTAACAGCGATATTTGCGACACGGTGCGACTCGCTAATATCGGGTAGCGATGTTCTGCGATGTTTTGCGATGTTTTCAGCTTCATCAATCGTAATTTCCTCTAAAATTATTTTATTATATAAATCTAAATTCCAACGCTTTAAATTGCCCATTCTACCGTTCAAGCTTTTATCTTGCTTTTTTTCATCCCATTTCTGTAAGTCACGTTTAAGACTTAATCTTATAGGTTCAAATGCAATTTTAATTAATTTGTTCGGAGCGATTGGATTTTCATCATTAACATAAGCGAAAAAATGCTTAATTAATTGTCCAGCTTCATTGTCATCAAGCTCATTAAAGACACTTTGCCAATCAGCGTAAACTATAATAGATTTTTTATTTTCTGCCATTATTCAAAAATATTAAAATTTATCGTTAAAACATTCACCACTCAAATATTCAGAATCTTTAAAGTGTTCTGAAATATATTTACAGCTATGAATAAAATCCATTATTTCTAAATTAGATTTCATTCTGTTACAATTTTTACAAGAAGGAGTTATATTTGTCGGTATATTTAACCCTGTTTTACTTAAAGGTGCTATATGGTCTAATTCCCATGTTTTATAATCAAGACTTCTATTGCAATATGAACACTTAAAATTTGTTCTCAATAATGAATCAAAAACATCATTTGAGTTTATTGTTGATATATTACTTACTCTTGAATTGGCTGAAATAGATTTTTCCAAACATTTAAAACGGAACATTCTTAAATCCGTATGTTTGTTTGATTCGTATTTGATTAGTTTAATTTCGTTAAAAGGTATTCTACCTTCTATTAATTTAAATTTAAACCTATATTGTGTTTCATCATCACAGCTTATTTTTTTTTCTCCAAAATATTCTATCATTAGAAAAATAAAATTATAATTTTTATGTCCCAACTTAACTTTTGGTACTGTTTTTATAATTTTAATTGGAATGATACGCTCTTTACCCCCATATCTTTTAAAAACATATCCGTCTTTATGTATGTAGTAACAATCAAAGTCTTTTATTTTACTTATGCTCACTTGGTCGTTATTTTAATAATCAGAACAAAGTCAGAATAGCCACGACCAAGAGGCAATCTTCTGACAATGTTCCAAACTAATTTAATTTTTTTTGAGATTGGTCGTCATTTTGATGTACAAATATACAAATTTATTTCATTCGTAATACAAAGAAAATCTATTTATAATCATTCTAAATAACTGTATTGTTATCCAGCACATCATTTAAATAATCTCTAAGTTTAGACACATCTTTTTTATCCCAAACTACAAACACATCAGAATCTTCATAAAGACCGTCACGACCACCACAATGTAAATCTGTTTGAAACTCTTGATAAGTGTCTCTTAAATTTAATTGATAGTCTAAAGCATCACCTCCGTCCATTATTTCATTTGGAAATCCGTGTTCAGAAATTAAATCTTGTTCAACCCAATCGTTAGTGAATTCTTCACCACTAGTTTTACAAAAAAGACCACACATTAACTCACCGTGTTCTTTGTTTATTTTTGAGTAAATAGTGTTTTCAGGTAATTTAATAAAATCGACTCTTTTATATGCTTTCATAATATTAAATTTTAATTATTTTTTAATCCTCGCTGTTTTTAGCGTTCTTTTTTCGAAAAAACCTTCAAACTCTGGGAATTCTTTTTCCATTTTTCGAGCGTAGTCGGGTTGATAATTGTTGTTAATCTTAAAACTATCATCGCCATTTACTTTAGTTTCCCATCTTATGACGTTAAACAGCGCATAAGCTGAATATTTTGTAAAGCCTTTTTGTTTCGCAAGGCTGGCATAGTGAACAAACAAGCCCCATATTTCGGGATTGTCTTTGTCGTATTGTTGGAAGTTTATCATATTAAAATAATTTTTATAAAGTGTTTAAAGGGAATTTCATTTTCCTTTTTCTTAATTCTTTTTTGGCTTTATCTATTCTTTTTTCTAAATCACCTAAGCCTAATAAATAGTGAAACTGTTCAATGGCTTCTTTTTTTGTTTTTCTTGATGTCACACTCATCCCTGTTTGAATTTCCGAAATAGTGAACCATTTAGTAAAGTTTAAATCTTTGTGAATAAAAAACAATCTATCACCAAACTCAATTAATCCTATTTGGTCAACTTCTTTAATTCCATAAATTGTTGCTACATTTCTTTTAATTGTCATAACTCCTCAAAATTAGTTGGATTAGAAATATTGTATTTTGTCATTACATCAAACCAATACGTGTATTTAAGTCGATTAGTTCCTTTGATAAACATTCGATGGTCAAAAGACTTATCAAGAAAACGCTCAAAGGTTTTGAACTCCGTTTTTTCGAGCCATTCAGATAAAAGAATGTGCGGTCTTTGGTGTTTCATTTCGAGATTGTATTCTTCTTTCTCCTGGTCATTCATTTGATTGTAGAAATATTGTGCTTTTTTCATGGTAAATCGAATTGAATGTTCTTTTTTAAATTTACTACATATTCATCTCTTAATTTTGTAGCCTCAATAATGCGCTCTTTGATTTTCTCAATTACAGCTTCGTCACGTTCAACTATAATTTCATGGTAAATTTCAATACCGTTATAAATACCATAATTAAAGAAATAACATCTAACTGAATTTGTGCATAACATTTGCATTTGCATTTGAAATAAATAATTTTTGTCTATTTCATCACCATTGATTAAACCAAAAATCTTTAGAGGTTTAGGGCATTTAATTTCTAAGATTGAATCATCATTCACCAAACCGTCAGGACTCGCACCAGCGCTTTCACCAAATGGAAAAAACACGGCATTTTTAACATCATAGAAATTAATATCCTTAAATTTCTCAAATGCAATAGGCTCTAATTCAACTCCACGCTGCATATCAAAACTCATAAAGTTATCATCTTCATTTCTTCCAAAGACAATTTCACAAGCCTTTTGAAAAGCGTAATCTTCCCCAGTCAAACCTAAGCCTTTTACACCCATTAATTTGTAAATCTCTGAAGCTGTAAATCTTCCAGCCCTTTGTTCAAACCATTCGTTACTCCTCTGTTCCATAAATCAAATATTGTGCTTCAATTTCAGCCGTTAATTCATATTTACTTTTAATCATTTCAATACTTGCATTTGCTTTTTTTGCTTTCTCAAAATTAGCAGCAGTAAAAATAGGTTTTGAATCCGTTGGTTGTTGTGGTTTAATTCTAACACCGCCAACAATATCACCTTTCATTTTCACATTTGGATCAATGTATAATTCAATCTTAATGTTTTTCCAATTCTCGACAAAAGAAGAACCTCCAGCGAATCGCTTAATAACTGATGCGTTTGTCGAATTAAGTACCCAAGGCTTGATTTGTTCGTTGAAATAAGCTATATTGAAATTTCCCTTTTTTCCAGCGACTGTTGCGCCTATTTCCTGCCTTACTTCTTTGATGGTGAAAATTAATTTTTCTCCACGCTCCAAGACTTCTTCTAAGTCGACCACCCCGAGGTGGTCAGACTTATAGACATTTCTGTAATTTGTTTTTGTTTCCATTTTAATTTAATATTAAAGGTTGTTTATTTGAGATTCAGCCCATTTTTTAAACGATTCAAATTTTAAATTTATATCATTTGACAAATCGTTTTCAATTGGTGCGTTTTCTATTTTAAAAGAATCAACCCAAACTTTTAACTGTTTTTTAATTGGTGCTTTAGCTAACTTTTCAGCTTCTAATTTATCCGATTCAATTTTAGCTAACCTTTGTTTTTCAGCTTGAATTTCAGCATCTTTTTTAGCTTGTAATTCTTTTTCAAGCTTTTCTTTTTCCTCACGTTCTTTGCGTAAAATTTCGTCTTGCTTAGCTTTTTCTTCTGCCTGAATTTTAGCTAACTTTTCAGCTTCGATACGTTCTTTTTCGATACGTTCTTTATTTTCTTTTTCAACTCTTTCACGTTCTGCTTGAATTTCCTTTTCTCTTTTTTCAGCTTCGATTTTCAATCGTTCGTTTTCAATTCTTTGTGCTTCGATTCTTTCTTTTTCAATGCGTTCAGCTTCTAATTTTTCAGCTTCAATCCTTTTTTGTTCAGCTAAATTTTCCTCAAACTTTAATTTTTTAGTCGATAAAAAAGCGTCCCAAACATCAAAATCCATTTCATGAAGTTGCAAATTATCAACACTATCAATATACGGAATGAGTAATAATTTACGTTCTTCGTTTAAAGCATGTTTTCTTTCTTTTTCCATTCGTTCAAAATGGTTTTCATTTTGCTCTAAATTGCTCTCCATTCGCTCATTTTCTGCAATCTCTTTGTTTTTTATTGCATCAACAAATTGACCACCACGCAAATAAAACTCTTTATTTACCTTGTGCCAAACTTGAATACCTTTTGTTCTGTTGTCACGAATTTTTAAACGCAACTCTCTGAATTTAATTAAATTCTCTTCAGTAATTTCAAGGTTAATCACTTCGCTGTACATTTCTGAAAGCACTTTTCTTTCTTCTAAAATTTGATTTAATCCGCTTACGATTTCTGTCGCTTGTTTCTCTTCAAGACCAAACTCTTTGTGGTCAATTTTCGCTAATTCATTCATACTGTTTTCCATTTTAATTGTGTTTATTTATTGTTCGTAATAATTCAGCTCAAAAGTATCACCGAATAACTTTTTTATTTTTATTTCATCTGTTAAGACAAGACCGTTGATAGTAAGTGACTCAAATCTATATTCATATTCAGAAACGTCTTGAGTATCTCCATCGATAAAATCGACCACAGTAATTAACTCTTCTTTAAATTCGATTTCAAAAGGGTATTTTCTTAAAACTTCTACGTCCTTTTCATTATCGTATGAAAAGAAAATATATCCATTTTCTATAAAATCACCGTTCAAATAAAAGTTGTGGTGTTCGTAATTTTTCGGCTCTTTTCCATTTAGTAAGATAAATGCTTCACCTAAAAATGGTGTCAAAATTCCGCCGCAATTGTATACTTTCATAATTATTTCGTATTTGTATGTGACAAAGATAAGTATTTATTTTTATATAAATAAATAAATAAGGTTAAATAGTTGTAATTTAGAATGAATATAAATAACAAAATAATTTCACTTAGTATATTTTTATATAAATAAATAAATGTATATTTGTCAAAAAATTAGATCAATGGGAAGGAATAAAATAGAAGACAAGAAACAAACAGTTCCAGTTGGAATTGAAACTTCAATCATTAATAAGCTTGGTGGTGTCGATGGTGCGAAAAATACACTTTATAAATTGGCTCACAAGGAAGCTTTAAAAACTAAAGGCAATGATAAAGAAACCAAAAAAACCTAATTATAGTAAAGTCGACAACGATTGGTTTACTGATGGAACAATGATTTTATCTTTTGTGATATTGATGGGGTTCGGTTTAATGTTGGCTTTGAAATTAATTAACTAAAGCATGAATAGTAACTTAAAAATAAACAAATAAAAATGGAAAATTTAATCGGAAAAAAAGTAATCGTAAGAGCTGACAGAGCGGGCGTGTTTTACGGAACACTATCAATAAAAGAAGGAAGCGAAGTTCAACTAACTAATGTTAGAAAATTATTCTATTGGTCGGGAGCTGCTGCAATTGAACAATTAGCAGAAGAAGGTGTTGCTAATCCAAAAGGGTGTCAGTTTACAGTTGTAAATAAAGAGATTACAGTTTTAGGTGTGATTCAAATAAACCCTTGTACTGAACAAGCTATCGCTAATATCGAAAACGTGCCAGTATGGAAAAAATAGAAAAGTTTGTAAGAATCGGTTCCGGTGACGGTTCCGGTTACGGTTCCGGTTCCGGTTCCGGTTCCGGTTCCGGTTACGGTTCCGGTTCCGGTTACGGTTCCGGTGACGGTTACGGTGACGGTTCCGGTTCCGGTTACGGTTCCGGTTCCGGTTACGGTTCCGGTTACGGTTACGGTGACGGTTCCGGTTCCGGTTCCGGTTACGGTTCCGGTGACGGTTCCGGTTTAAAAACTTTAAATAACCAAAAGATTTATTTAATCGATGGTATTCAGACAATTATTAAATCGGTAAAAGGAAATATTGCAAAAGGTTTTATTGTACAAAGTGATTTAAGTTTGACGCTTTGTTTTATAGCTAAAGGTGAAAATAAATTTGCTCATGGTGAAACAACAGAAGAAGCTATTTCACAACTTCAAAATAAATTATTAGAAGATTTATCTACGGAAGAAAGGATTGAAAAATTTAAAAATCACTTCAATGAAAACGATAAATACAAAGCTATTGAATTTTATAATTGGCATACAATTTTAACGGGTAGTTGCGATTTAGGTAAAAAATCATTCGTAAAAGATAAAAATATTGATTTGGAAAATGATTCATTTACGGTTATTGAGTTCATTAAAATAGTAGAAAATAATTACGGTCAAGATGTAATTTCACAATTAAAGAAAATTTACATTTAAAATAACGCCAAACGTCACGGCATGGTAGTGACTATCTTAAATTGCAATTAAGTAGTTCGGAATCTCTGGACTACTTTTTTAAATAAAAATTATTTGTATATTTGCGTATGAATATAATTGTAATTAGTTTATTCGTTTCACTTTTTCTAAGTGAACATATTGCAATATCTACAAGGATAAAGATATTGTTTGGTCTAAGAATATCAAAAAAAATAACACCTCTTGATTGTTTTCCTTGTTTTAGTTTTTGGATTTCAATTATTATCACTTGTTTTAATATTAACACCTGTAATTACACAGAACCATTAATGGTATTTATAATCGCTAAATTTTATGAAATATGTCGCAGAAATTAAATGAATCAATTGAAGTAATTAAAGCCAAAGTTTTAGCTAAAGATTACAAATTAAGTAAACAGGAAGAGCTTCATGTTATAGATGTTTATGCTGAAATAACAAAAATATCAACAGGTAAACCAAAAGTTTTAAATGTTTGCTGTGGGAACTTAATCACAGGATATAAAATCATAGGAAACTATATTAATTTCCACATGCAACCTGAATCAAAAAAACCTGAAATTGAAATCAAAAGAGTTGAGGACAAGAAAAGTTTTGTGTTTGGTAACAAGAATTACAAGCAACTTTTGAAAGAAGCAAAAGACAAGGGTATTAAAGTGCCAAATAATATCGAAAAAGACGATTTACTAATACTGTTAAATCCAACAAAATGAAAAATCTAATATCAATTTTTATTTTATTCGTTTTATTCTCATGCGAGAAAGAACCAATAACACTACAGTCAATCGACAAGACTATTAAAACTGAATATCAAGGTCAAATAACAGCTCAATGCGATCAAACGTATATTTACGTCAATTCCATTCAGTACGGAATAGGCTCAGCAATAACAAATGAGTCAATGAAACTTTACTCAGGCGACAGTGTAAGGCTTCAAATGTACACAAACGGCTTTTACTACCGCAAAGGAACAATCAAGCTTGATAACTACTACTACTACATTGAAGAGGGTTATGGAGCTTTAGACACCACAATTGTTATACCATGATAGTAACGGTAAATACAATGAATAAAAAGTTTTTGACTTATTGCAAAAACAAAAACATAAGTCCTTTAGACGAAAACAATCTAAAAGCTTATCTTGATTTATTTATGACTAAAAATAAATTTATCGAAGTTCACCAACAAGGTAATAATTTCAAATTCAAGTGATATGCACCCGACTAGAATATTCAAAACACCTGAAGATTTAGAAAAAGCTTTTGAAGAGTATAAGGAAGACTTAAAAAAGCAGTCTGATGATTGGGAATTAATTCAATACGTTGGTAAGGATGGAGATAAGAAGTCTGACGGTAAAAAAGTACCAATGACTATCGAAGGTTTTAAGAGATTTTGTAGAAAAAATTACGGATGCGTTGACCAATATTTGAAAAATCAAGATAATGATTATAATGATTTCCTTCCTATCTGTTCATATATCAAGGAAGAAATAAGAGAAAATCAAATAATTGGAGGGCTTTTAGGGTTTTTTAATCCAAGTATTACCCAAAGACTTAACGGGCTTAAAGAATATGCCGAAACAACATCGACAAATAAGATTCAAATACTAAACATTGACCCATTAGATGATTCAGCAGACAACGGCACTACGTAAAATAGCAGGTCTTAAAAAAAAAATTAAGGTTGTTCAGGGCGGTCAAGGTGCCGGAAAGACAATAGCTATTCTAATTCTACTTATTAACCACGCTTTCAATGTTGATGGTCGTGAAATTTTAGTATTATCGGCCGAACTTTCTAAAATGCGTTTGACAGTAATAAAAGACTTTGTAAACGTTATGCGCCTCATGGGTGTTTACGAAGACCATAGATTTATCGCTGGTACCTTATATCGTTTTCCAAATGGGTCTTTCATTAAATTTATAGGCTTAGATAAATCAGATGTAGGTAAAGGTTTACGTTCACACGTGGCATATTTCAACGAGTTGAATAAAACTGACTCAGAATCATATAGACAGGTTGCGAGTAGAACAGGTAAAGTTTATGCCGATTTTAATCCTGATGCTGAATTCTTTGCTCATACCGATATTATTCCAAGGGATGATTGTGACTTTATTAAACTAACTTTTCAAGATAATGAGCTACTCCCACAAGGCGAGAAAGATGAAATACAACGATACAAGGAATTAGGTTACAATGAAGATGGTTCGATTAAATCTAAGTATTGGGCTAATAAATGGCAAGTGTACGGACTTGGCAATATCGGATCAATTGATGGCGTTGTATTCGAAAATTGGGATGAGATAAACGAAATACCAAAAGAGGCTAAGTTGATATACAATGGTGTCGATTTCGGGTTCTCAATATCAAAGTTCGCCTCACTTGACATCTACCAATGGAACGGACATTATATTTTAAACGAGCTGGTTTACGAGACAGGATTAACAAATCCTGATTCTGCAGTAAAAATGAATGAGGCTGGTTACAAAAATCAAGTTGTTTATTGTGATTACGCAGAACCAAAAAGTATTGAAGAACTTAGAAGGGCAGGGATAAGAGCTGTATCTTGTGAATCAAAAAATGATATTTACGACTTCGCAATTCAAAAATTAAACGCTAAAACCTTTTATGTTACAAAAAAAAGTGTTAACCTTGTAAATGAGTTAAGGTATTGGGTTTATGATGAAAAGACCATGAAGCCAAAGAAAAGCAATATTGACCACCTTATGAACGCTTTGATTTATGCAGTTGGTTCAGGGGAAAAATACACAGGTGATTATGTTATCGGGTAAAAAATTATTTTTGGCATGGGTGTTAATATTTACAACGTGCATATTGTTATGGGCTGGTGTGTTTAAATTTATTTTTTAATGAAAGTTTTAAATCTATGTTCAAATGACTATGCAAATATGTCACATGAGAATGCAAAAGCATTGCGTTCAATTGGTATTGATTGTCTTGATGCTAAATTGTACCGTCACAATTTTAAATATAAGACTGAAAGCGTATCAACAACTTATCAACAAATACAGCAAGTTGTTAAGCACTACGATGTGATTCAAATATTTCACACCGATAAAGAAATACTTCGACACGTTAAAATGGGTAAAGCAAAAAAAATAATTGCTTACCACACAGGCACAAGATATAGACAACAGCCTGATTTTTTCGATAAAGTTTTTGAAGGATGTACGATTGTAACAGATCAATGTGAGTTTATTAACAATGGCAATATGCATTATTTAGCGCCTCACGTAGAACTTTCTCCACTTGATAAACCTAAGCGTGGTAAATTAGTTTTGGGTCACTACCCAAGCAATCCATACAACAAAGGAACTGAAACGATTAAGCAAATGCTTAAAAGTAATCATGGTGACTTTGAGATGCGTGTTGACACTAAAATACTTTCACACGAATTAAACTTAAAAAGAATAGGTGATTGTGATATTTATGTTGAAATGTTTAATCCCGAACAAGATGGTAAACCTTATGGTTGTCATGGAGTAACGGCTTTTGAAGCCTCAGCACTTGGGTGTAAAGTTATAACAAACAATATTAATCTAAGTGCTTATACTGATGTATACGGTGATTCTCCTTTCATGATTGCTAATACTGAAAAAGAATTTAAATCTTGGATTGAGAAGTTAAAAAAAAAAAATGTATCTTTGCCTAATGTGTATGACAAACATAATATTAAGTCAACAGGTAAACGAATTTTAGAATTAATATCATGAATGAATTTATAGGAATACTTTTGTTTTTAGGGATGTTTGTATGCTTTGTTTTTTTGGTAAATATACCTTTGGTTTTTGAGTGGTACAAGGATAGAAAATCTTGCAGGGATATTTATAACGAAATAAACGCAACTCTTGATAAAGAAATTAAGGAATCACAGGCGTGTTTAGATAAATTGAATTATAAATATCCTATTGATGAAACCATTAAACCATGCGAACCATAAAAGTAAGTGAGAAAAAATGGAATGAAGTTGCTGAGAACTTAGCCGAATGGAGGAAAAATAGAACTTCAAAACCAAACCTTGATTTATATCGTAAGATTGTTTCGATTGTTCATGTTGGTGAAATGGTTTTAGATGTAGGGTGTGGTCAAATGCACTTGAAGTCATGCCTGCCTTTATCTTCAAAATATTTTGGGTGTGATCCTTTTCCTTTAAATGACGAAACAATTAACGCATCAGCAGAGTCTTTAATCTGTCAAGATGAGTGTGAATTTGATACAGTATTTTGTTTAGCTTCACTTGATAATGTTCAAGATATTAAAGCGTCTTTGCATGGCATTAACTACGTTGCTAATCAAAATATCGTAATTCTAACAGGAATTAACATTGAGCCTGACAAATATCATACACATAAAATTACACGTGAGATATTGTTTTCAGTTTTAGGTGAGCCAAAACAAGAAATTGAAATGTTGCCTAATGTATTTTTATTCGAATGGGAGATGTAAATTTAAAACATGGGAAAAGATTTAAAATATATTTTAAAAAAATTAGAATTGAAGGGATGGGGTGATACAAGTAAATTGTCACCACTAATACTAGAATTAATAAGCGACACTATTGAATTATCAAAAGAATCATTGAAAGAAGAAACTTATGTAATTAAGCATTGTTGCGATTCACGGGATTCAGATTATGAACCCATGAAAAAATTCACAGATTAATGGTAAGTATAATTATCCCATATAACAAAGACAGGGGTTTTCTTGATGAAGCTATTGAAAGCGTTCGTAAACAAAACTATGATGGTAAAATTGAGATTATACTTTCTGAATCAGATAACGGTGTAAGTTATAATTTGAACCGTGGAATTGAAATGGCAAAAGGCGAGTTTATCAAATATCTTTGTGAAGATGATTACTTAACACCAAACTCAATTAGTGATAGTGTGAATGCCTTTACTAAGGATATTGATTTTATACATGGTAACGCTACGAATGTTTTCAGAACACACAAGCAAATTCAATACCCAAGGCTGAAAAACCCAACATTAAACGACATGATTGTTTCAAATGTTATTCATGGCGGTAGTTTAATGTATCGTAAATCGGTATTTGAGAAGGTCGGTTTATTCGATGAGACATTAGTGTGTGCAGAGGAATATGATTTTAATTTACGTTGTCTAAAATTAGGCTTAAAATTAGGTTATTGTCCTCAAAACTTGTACAACTACCGTAGACACGACGAACAAAAAAGCCTTGGCAAAGGGATAAATCAAGAAGAAAGAGCGTTAAGAATTAAAGCAATACAGGACAAATGGAAATAAAAGCACCAAAGACAATACACGATTTAAGAATTAAGCATTTCAATACGCTTAAAAATCAAAAGTTTGAGAATATAACTGAAGATATTCCTTTTGCAGAACGTCTTGACTTGATGGTTGATTTTGTTTCTGGAATTTGTTCAGTTGATAAAGAGCTTATTTACGATATCGATATTAAAAACCTTAATGAAATTTATCTACACTGCATAGGACTTTTTGATAAAATACCTTACTCAGAACCAAAGAAGGAATTAAAGATTAACGGCATTGAATATAAATTAGTTGACCCTCATACAGTCGCTACAGGTTGGCATGTTGATTGGAGTAAGTCGGATATTGAAAAAGACCCTGTAAGAATAGCTTGTTTAATGTATATTCCAAAAGATAAACATTATTCAATGTTAGATTCAACAGGAAATCTTGAAATGAAAATAGCTGACAGGTATAAAGATTTTGAAGAACATTTAGAATTAGTTGACTTTATGAATGCTAGTCGTTTTTTTTTGCTCAAATGGTTCAAATCAAAAAGCGACTTAGAAATGAAAATAAAAGTGCAGACGAAAGTTCAAAAAATCCTAAAAAGGATAGGTTTGAATGGGAAAAATGTTTCCAAGCATTATCTGAATTCTACAGATGCGATTGGCAGCATTGCATAATGTGGAATATTTACACATTCAATCATCGAATGGAATTCATGCAAACCGAACAAACTAGGAAATTAAACGAAATGAAACGAGTACATCGAATTAAAAGATAGTGGCAAAGGATTACGGCATATCAAACTTAGGGGTTGCAAAATCTGTTATTGAGAACCAAAAAGGGTCGCCACTTGAAATACTATTACTTGACTTAACGAATGATGTTTGTGAACGTTTAAGAGAAGGATTAAAAAAACACAACGTAAATACAGCCTCATTAGGATTAAGTCAATCAATACAACCAACTACAGCCGAATATGATGGCGAAGTTTTAACGGTTGGAATATCAGCAGAAAGTTATTGGAAGTTTATCAACTATGGTGTGAATGGAACCGAAATAAGTTGGGGCGCTCCAAATTGGGGAAGTCAACCGAGTACAGGTAAATCGTTTCATCAAAACATTTTGGAATGGATTCCGAAGCGAGGCGTAATGATTCCAAGTCAATTTAAATCTTATGATTCATTTGCTTGGGCTATCCAAAAAAACATTATGCGAAAAGGAAAAGAACCAAAACCTTTTTATTCTGAAGTGGTTAATGAAAAATTAATTAACTTTATGCGCCCACAGATTGAGGAATTACTTGGAAGGGCTATTTTAATTAACATTGTAGCACCATGGCAGTAACAATTCACACATCACCAAATTTATACACACCTTCAGACAGTCCGATTGTTTGGACTTTTTCAAGCACCAACACGGCACAACCAAATTTTTCATATATCATTGAGGTTTTTGTAGCTGGAGTTTTGGATAGTAGACATTTAATTTTTCCTGAAAGCGGAATTTATGCGCATTTCGATGCAAGTGAGATTATGCAATCAAGATGCTCACAAGCTAATACTTTAGTTGGTGCAGTTGTTCAAGATGCTGACAATTGGAATAGCTGTTATATTAAAGTAAATGAGTTTTATGGAACGACTCCAGCTTTAGGTGGTAGTAATACAAGTTCAACCATTTACCCGTTTAAAGCAGTTGTTAACGACGATACAATAAGTAGTTGGGATTATACCGATTACACTATTTTAGATTCAACAAAGTTATTCCTAACTGAATTTAATCGCGATTCATTTAGAATAATGAGGTATCAAACATTGTTCCTTCAAATTATAACAAACCTAGCCAATGCGCAACTTAGAATTAAATATTACGATTCAGACGATGTGCTTATTGGAACGCAAAACGAAACGATTTCAAACACAATTCGTATTTGCCAAATAACATTGAACTCAGAAACGTATTTAAATACAACATACTTCAATCAATCAGCTTATTTTGTTGTTGATATTTGGAATGGTATAACAGAAAGAAGTGAACCTATAACTGTACATATTGATTCAATTAATAATTGTGACACATTCACTAGGGTTACATGGTTAAATCATTTAGGTGGTTACGATTCATTTACTTTTAACCACAACTTAACAACTAAAACAGATATTCAATCCTTCGAGTTTCAGAAACAATTAGGTCGTTGGGATGGGTCAAGTTTTTTATTAGATGCTTCAGCTAGTGGTTATTCACAATATTTTAAAACCATCAAAGACGGTGGAACAATTGTTAGTGGATGGCTTACCGAAGAACAGCAAAACAGTTTGGTTAAATTATATGAAAGCCCTTTAACATTAATGGAGTTATCTGAATTAGTTTTCAGTAAGTTCACAGTTTTAAATTCTTCTTATGTTCGAGCTCAATCTAGGTTCGATGAATTATTTAATGAGATAGTTGAATACAAGATGAGCAACCCACGTAAATCACCTAGGTTATGAATGCGAAGTTAATTTGTAACGGCACTCAGTTGGATTTAGTGGAAGGATTACCATTCCCTTTGAATTACAGTATTTCAGATGTTAAAGAGCCTCAAAAAAGAAAACGTAATTTATCTAAGTCGATTACATTAGTCGGTACAAATAACAATTTAAACTTTTTCTCATCTACATATCAACTTTCATTAACCGATTTAAATGGTGACAGCACGGGCTTTAATTTTGATCCAACGAAAAGAGTAGAAGCGAAATACTATAAAGGTGATATTTTAGTTTTTGATGGATTACTTCAATTAAACGAGGTTGAAATTAACGATGGAAACTATTATTTTTCGTGTACAATGTTTTCAAACTTTGTGGATTTGTTCCTTCAACTAGGTGAACGAACTGTTGCTGAATTGGGCTGGTCTGAATACGACCACGCTTTGACTAGAACTATTGTTAAAAATAGCTGGGACACTTCGGTTATGGTTAACGGTGTTGCTACAAGTAATTTTACAGCAGGAGTCCCGCAGGGATTTGGATATGTTTATCCGTTGGTTGATTACGGGTATAACACAATTCCAACAACTTTTGGAATAAATAATTTAGTGCCTTTAATTTATTGTAAGGAAATTGTAGAAAAATGTTTTGCAGTCGCTGGACTTACATTTGATTCAAATCACATTAACAGCGATTTATTTAAAAAGCTTGTGTTTGGCTTTGAGGGTGGCAAAAGGCGAGTGCTAACAACGGCACAAATAAACGCTAGACATTTAGAAGCTGAAGGTGATTTCATGTTAAATAGCAATCTAGCGTTTTCACAAAACTATCCATTCAATAACAGAATTTACACTCAGGATTCAGTAATTGGTTTCCTTACGGGTCGTACAAGTGGAGGTTTAACAACCACAACAATAGATGACCCTAGTGGTATAATTGCACAATCAAGCCCTGGTCTTTTACAATATGTAAATCTAGCAGGAACTTACAAGATGACTGTTACAGGTTCATTTCAACAAACGTTAACTTTAGCTGGTGATCAAACTTATGTTGGCGGTAATCATGGATTCGTTATTGAGTTTCTAAAATATGGTTCTGTTATAGACACATTTACTGTAATGTCAAACAATGGAGATTTAGTTGTTGGAGCGAATTACACTAAAACATTTGAATACAGCACAAACAATAATAACAGTATATTCACGTCAATTCGAGTTAGAAGAGTTGTAAATTTAGTTATTAATGGTGTAACTCAAACAATAGACTTTACAGATGAAACACCAATACCGTTTGCTTATGAAATAACTTGTCTTGATGGAACATTAAACGACGGGAGTACGGTTACTTTATCGCCTGTTATTCCTGACATGAAGGCAAAGGATTTTATGGAGGACATGATTAAGGCTTTTAATTGGTATATTTCGGACCCTGACATTTTCAACGTTTCAAAGATTGAGCCATTAAATGATTTTTACCAAGCAACAACAGAGTTTGACGATTGGTCACAATTAATAGACAAAAGTAAAAGTATCAAGATTTTACCAGCATCAACGATTGATGGTAAAGTTTATCAATTCTCGTTCCAGCAAGAAGATGACTACGACAATAAAAGGTATCAAGATGAATTTAACCAACGTTACGGAGACTTTGATTACATAGTTGAAAGTACTTATCAAAACACTACGCGAAAATACGAACTTAGATTTGGTCAAGCCGTACCGATTGAATTAGTGAATAGTGATATCGTACTGCCAAGGATAGTAAAACTTGAAAACAACGCTTATATTCCATACAGAGGTAAACCAAAGATTTATTTCTATAACGGATTAAAGACAGGTGATTTCAGATTAACAAATGTATTACCAGCTGGAGGAAGTGAAGATTTAATAAGTTATCCTTGTGTGCATCATTTTGATGATTTTGAAAACCCAACATTTGATTTTAATTGGGGGCTTCCAAAAAGGATTTATTACGGTAACATGGACACAATTGTTACAACTAATAATCTTTATTATGCGCATCATGACAAGTTTATTCGAGAATTAACAGGTAAGGATAGTAAAATTTTACAATGCTATGTTAAGTTCTCGTCTCAAATGGTAAACACTTTAGATTACAGTAAGTTGAAAATGTGGAACGGTGTTCTTTACAGGCTTAATGAAATAAAAGATTTTGATTCTGACGTTGCTGAAAGTACATTTGTTGAACTTGTTAGAATAATTGAGGCTGAAAACCCTATAAATTTGCAAGGATTAGGTGAAGCCACGGGAGAGCAAACGGTTGGTTTAATGAGTGGGGGAACTGATGTTGATGAAGATACTAATGTTGTTTTTGGTGGCATTGGAGTTAGTAGAAATAGTGAAATTTTAACAGGTGGATAATGGCAGAAAACGATAAAGTATTTAGAATAGTTCATAAACGAGGAAATGGTTTACCAACTATTCCTGTAAGTGCCGACCATAGAAATGGTGATTGGTTGAGTACGGATATTTATGAGGGTGAGATGTACCAAAATACAGCAAACGGCAAGGTATACACAAGACATGGTGCTACAATTGTAAATGCTGACGGAACACCAGCGAAGAAAACATACAAAGCCAAGATTTCACAATCAGGAACATCAGCACCAACTGAACAGACTGTCTTTCAAAATGACTTTACAGGGGCTTGGAATTATGTTTCGACAGGCACTTACGATTTTGATACTATTGGAGACTTCACAGATATTGACGATGTACATTGGGTAGTTCAAAATAGCGACACGACTTTAGTTTATTTTTCAGCTTCAGTCGTGTCGAATGCGTTTAGGCTTCAAGTTAGAGATTCTTCAGGAACTCTAATAAACACAGAAATTACTAAGGCTAGTATATTAATCGAACAAATCGGATAATGGAAGAGATAATATTTAGAACCGAAGTCGACACGGGTAGCACCGTAAAAGATTTACAAAATGTTGAGAAAGAGCTTTCAAATATAAATAATGAAAGTGAAAAGATGGGTGATACCATCACGGCAAAATTTGAAGCGTTAAACGCTAAGGTTGAAGCTGGTGGTTTGTCCGTTCGTGAGTATTCAAAAGCAATTAAGGAATATCAAAATATCGCTTTGAGCGCATCATCAGAATCACCAATAGGTCAAGAGGCTGTTCAAAGAGCTGGGGATTTAGTTGATATGATTGGCGATTTGAGGGCTGAAATAAATGTGTTATCGCAGGATGGTAGCAACATGAAAGCAGCGTTAGAATTAGGTTCTGTTGTTACAGCTGGATATGGCGCTATTCAAGGTGCAATGGCGCTAACAGGTGTTGAGAGTGAAAAGCTTCAGGAAACGATGGTTAAACTTCAAGCCGCAACATCTGTACTTAATGGACTTGAACAAATTAGAGCTTCCCTAGAAAAGGAAAGTATGCTCATGATTAAAGCTAGGGCTGTAGCTACAAACATAATGAGCGCTGCTCAATATATTTATACCGTGGCAGTTGGTACGACAACGGGCGCAATGAAAGCTTTAAGAATTGCAATGTTGGCAGTTCCTTTGTTTGCTATTATTGCTGGTATTATTGCTTTGATTGCTGCACTCGATTCACTTATGCCTGAGATAAAAAGCGTTGAAGAGTTGAATGATGACTTAACAGCAAGTTACCAAAGACAAATGGATATGCTCGAACGTTCACAAAACTCATATAAGCGAGATATTGACAATAAGATTAAATTGGCTAAGTCGATGAATTCAAGTGCTGAAGATGTTCATTTATTGGAAATGGAAAGATTGAGACGTGAAGAGGTTACACGACGACAAAACACACTAGCTAGTTCGATGTTAATGGATAAAAAAACAGAGCTTTATAAACTAGCGTTAAAGAGAGAAAACTTTGAACAAGCTAAAAAAATACAGGAAGAAATAAATGCAGAGCGTAAAAAGTTTAAAGACTTAAATGCTTTGAATGGTCAATATGCAATCGATAAACAGATTGCAGAAAATGAATTTGCAAACGAGCAAAAACAAAAAGCAGACCAAGAAGCAAAAGAATCTCAAGACAGGGCAAAACAAGCTAGTGATAAACGTAAACAGCAATTAGCCGAACGTCGAAAAAAAGAAGAAGAAGAAGCTCAAAAAAGACTTGAATTAGAAAGAACAATTCAAGATTTATCTTTAGCCTACATGGTTGAAGGTGAGGAAAAACAAAGAGTTGCTTTAGCTTTGCAACAACAAAGGGAGCGTGACGAGTTAGTTAAAAAGTTTGGAAATGACACCAAGTTGATATCTGAATTAAAAACAAAACAACTTAATGAAACAAATGATTTAGAATTAGCTATAACGGCTGAACTTGATGCAAAGAAAACTGAAGCTGAAAAGATTGCATTAGAAAAATCCAATGCTGATAAACAATCAATGCTTGAAGGTAAACTTATTCAAATGCGAGGTGATTTCGATGCAGAACAGCAATTGAGACAGGAGCTTTTAGATTTAGAATACCAACAAGCAATATCGAACAAAGATTTAACTGAAGGTGAAAAGTTTAAGATTGAACAAGATTATGCTCAAAAAACAGCCGATTTAAACGCTCAAAAAGTCGAACAGGAAAAAGTTACAAATGAGGCGATTGCAAAATCTCGTCAAGAATTTGCTGGAGCAATAGCAAATGTATTTGGACAAATTGCTGGATTAGCAAGGGAAGGGAGTAAGGCTCAAAAAGCTTTTGCTTTGGCTGAGATTGGAATTAACACGGCTGTTGGTTTTGTTCAAGGTTTAAGAATAGCACAAGCTGCCGCTATCAAGTCACCAACTCCAGCTTTAACTTTTGGGATATTTTACGCTCAACAATTGGCGAGTGTATTAGGTGCAGCTAAACAAGCTAAGCAAATACTTGGTGCGTCTTCAAGCGTTCAAGCTCCAACCGTGAATTCGGGTGGTGGTGGTTCACAAAACAACACGCCAACAAGTCAAGCTGGTCAAGAACTTACAGGAACAGAAAGCAATTTAACATCTAATTTACAAGGTAGTGGTAGTCAAAGGGTTTATGTTGTTGACTCAGATATAACAGGAGTTCAGAAACAAAGCGCACGTGTTGAGGCTGTAAGCACCATAGGGTAACAAAAAAAGACGAGCGTTAACTCGTCTTCCTTGGCTTTAAAATCAAAATGTAATTTAACAAAAATCTATTGCAAATATAAACAAATATTTTAGATGGCAATAGAAATTGTAAAAAAGTTAATTGATTCAGGTGAGATTAATAAATTAATTGAATCTAAAATAATTTCGAGTAAAATTATTGAGTGGGTCAATGTCTATGAAAGTTATGTTTCTGAATTAAATATCACCTCATCAAGAATGCAGGCTGCAGAAAACGTCTCTATAAATAAAGGTGTGTCAGTTGAGATGATTTACTACATAGCTAAAAAACTCAAGTGACTTTTAATATTTATTAAAAACGCAAACAAATCTTATATTATATTTTTGCGTTATAATGTTGAAAATTTACAAACTTACAATAAACGATAACGACAATACGGGTGTCGATTATACTGCTTTTGTAGATGTTCCAGCGCATTTAAAAGGATTCGTTTCTTTTAACAAGAATGAGCCTTTAAAATATGAGTTTAATGAAGAGAAAAGAATTGTAACAGGTGTTATGATTTCTGCTGACTTACCAATTTACAGAAAAGATAGTGAACTAGGTGAACATTATGTCCTTTTCGATTCAGAAACCATTACACAAATCAAAGAAAAATTCCACAAATTAGGCAATAACAACAATGTTAATGAAATGCACGACCCTGCTTTGAAGCAAGAAGGTGTGTTTTTAGTTGCTAGTTATCAAATTGGTGGTGATAAAAATCCAAGCGCACCAAAAATATTTGAAGGTCAAGACTTGAAAGATGGTACATGGATAGCTTCGTATAAGGTTGAGAACGATGAGCTTTGGACTAAGGTTAAAAATGGTGAATTCCAAGGTTTTTCTGTGGAAGGAATGTTTTACAAAGAACCAATTTCAATAAAAAAAGAGAAAATGAGTAAAAAAACAAAAAGCATTTGGGAAATGATGGGGTTAAAAAAATCCACAGAAAAATTTACCCAAGCTACAACATCTGATGGTGTTGTATTAATCTACGATGGTGAACTCGCTGAAGGAATAGCCGTTTTAGTAGACAAAGAAGGTGAACAAGTTCCAGCTCCTGAAGGTGAACATCAAGTTACTCTTGAAGACGGAACGGTTAAAGTAATTACACTTGATGCTGGTGGAATCGTTACAGCTATTGCTGACGGTGAAGTTATGGAAGATGATGGCGTAAGAGCTGAAGTTGCTGAGTTGATGAAACAAGTGTTGAAGGATACTGATGAGCGTTTTGCAAAAATTGAGTCCGAAAACGTTGAGTTGAAAAAAGAAATCCTAGAGTTTAGAGAAGCTTTAAAAGACCCAGCTAATCATAAATTCAACAAGAAACCTTTAGAAGGTGAAGGTAAAAAATTAACAATCGCTGAAATGATGGCAGCACAAAAAAAATAACAATGGGAAAACTAAAAATTAAATTAAAAGAACAATTTGGTTTCGACGTTACAGCTTTGCCTGATTACACGAAAGAAACTATGCCTAACATTGTTACTGACTTAATCGGTAACTCTGCATTCTTATCTAGCTTAACACCTAGAGAAGGAATTAAAGGAAGTGAAAGAATTAACTTACTTAACGGTGATGTTACGCTTCAAGCAAAAACAAACTGTACACAATCACCTGATGGATCATTTATTTTTACAGATGAGATTTTAGAAGTTGTCCCATTGTATATGGGTATTGAGTTTTGTAATGAGGACTTAAACGGTAAGGTAACTGAGATTTTGAACAAAATCGGCATGAAAATGCAGAACGGACAATTGCCAGCCGACCTTGACCAAATCATTATGACTTATTTGATGAAATTATTGCAACGTAAATTGCAAAGATTAATCATCTTAGGAGATACGACTTCAATTGACCCTGAATTAGCATTAACAAGTGGATTGAGATACAGAATTAATAACAACACTTCGGTAGTTGATTATATGAGTGCTGAGGCTTCAATCACGGCATCAAATGCTTATGCGATTGCTTACGGTTTATTTAAATCAATTCCTTCAGAGTTGTTTGATAACGAAATGGAAGTTGTTATTTACATGGGTAGAGACAAAGCTTTGCTTGTGTTGGAAGATTGGAATCAAGCTAACCCTTATACACTTGTTCCTGTGCCTGATCAAAAAGGATCTTCAATGGAATTTGTATTACCTTTAACAAATATTAGAGTTGTTTCTCTTCCTGAGTTAAATGGAACAAATGAGATGTGGGCTTTCCCTTTAGATTTGGTTTTTGTAGGAACTGATTCTCAAGATGATTGGAATTTCTCAATGAAGTACGATGATTACAACGATAAGTTGAAAGCAGAGGCTGCGTTCAGAGCTGGTGTCCAAATCGTTTGGGGACAATACTTCACAAGATTACAGTTAGCTGTATCATAATCTAAATAATTATGTGTGAGATATTAGCAGGATTTGAAAAGATTTGCGATACCGCTGGTGGTATCGCAAAAGCTTATGGTTGGTCAACAGCTGAAACAGACACGTTAACTTTTGCTGACGGCACAATTACGGCATTAACTTTAGAAAGTGGTAAATACGCTTATCCAATTAATTTTGAGATTGAAACCTCAACTTATACAGATACAGCTATTGGTGAGCGCGCTAATTCAAGTTATGGTCGTGAGCAATCGGCTTCAATTATGTTAGCTGGTAATACAGCTGCCATGATTGCCAACATTGAAGACATTGCGAAAGGAAGAACAACATTAGCATTCGAGTTAAACGACGGAACTTATGAAGTTTTATTCCTGGAGAACGGTGCTAAATTGTTGGATGAAAGAAACGTTGGAACAGCATACACGGATAGAAATGGAACAACTTTAAATTTTGCAGGGCGTGAGAAATCAAAAGCTTGTAAGGTTTCTAGTGCAATTATCTTAGCTTTGCTTGAACCAGCTTCGTAGATTTTAAATAAAAAAATAAAGGTGAAGGGAAGGTGTTTATATATCTTCCCTTTTTTTTATTAAATTTGTAAATTATGGGAAAGATTTTTGTAAAGCAGTTAGGCACTTGTCTGATTGACAATGAAGAAAACAAAGAGCTATTAACTAGTTTAGGATTAAAAGACAATGACACTAAAAATTTTAAAGAACCAAATAAACTCGCTAGTGTTAACATTAAACGAGTTGGCAAATCCCGAAAATCCAAGTAATTGGCTTTTTGTGTTTACTAGTGAGCAGAGTTTACAAGAAGTGGGTAAGCTTTATTTAACTGATTTATCTGAATTTCCTGAAAGGTATAATAAATTTGAGTTACAAGAACCCGAAACTGTTGAATTTGTTCTTGCTGGAGATTACAAGTATGAAGTTTATCAAATGCCGGATGGTGATAGTTTAGTTATTACTGAAGGAGTTTTGGTTGAGGTTGGAAAATTAAGGGTTGTTGAAGATGAAACCACGGTTGTTTATGAAGCCGAGGTAAAAAATAAGACTTATGAGCGATAAAGAAGAGAAATACACTAGTCCAATTTCAATAATGATGCGTGAGGCTGATGTGCCACAACCAACTGAAAAGAAAGATAACGGTGGCTGGGTTAAATGGGGTGATAAAAATCTTTACCCTCAATTTTTGTTTAAGCTTTATTACGAAAGTCCTATTCATGGTGGCATTATAAACCAAAAAGTTACTTACATAACTGCTGGAGGTTTAAAGTATGACGGTTCAAAACCTGAATTATTCGAAAAATTAAGAGCGAACGGAAATGAAAAGTTTACGCTTGACGAATTAGTTGAAAATTTAGCTTTAGACCAAGAGGTTTTAGATGAATTTTACATCAAAGCTAAAAAAAATATTACAACAGGTATTTGGGAACTAAGCCAATTAGATGCTGAATTAATCAGAAACTCATGCGACGGAAATATTTTTTATTATTCAGAAAATTGGTCAACTCAACAACATGCTGAAAAAACAAAATTCAGAACTTACAATAGTTTTTTTAATAGAAAGCCTGAAGATACTGAATGTGTTCTTTATGTAAGTTCAAAGGCTAAGCAGTATGAGCTTGAGAATGGAAAATTAACCAGTAACACTTATCCCGTACCTTGTTATTCAGGTTCAATTGTTTCAATCATGGCTGATGTTGAAATGGATAGTTTTCACCATTCAGAATCTGTTAATGGATTTACGGCTGGAACAGTTCTAGCTTTAAACAACGGAACGCCCACGCCTGAAGTAAAAGAAGAAATTGAAAAAGACATTAAAGGAAAAGCTTCAGATAAGAAGAAAAAAGGCGGTGTTGTTATAATCTATTCAGATGGAAAAGAACGTTCACCTGAAGTGCTTCAATTGAATGGAAATGATAATGACAAGAGATATATTGTAACACAGCAATATATTGCTGATAAGGTTATGATCGGACACAGTGTTACTAATCCGTCTTTATTCGGTGTTAAAGTCGCTGGAAGTCTTGGCGGTAATCAAGATCAAGGTTTACAAACATCTTATGCTATTTTCAAACAAAACTACGTTAAAAAAAGACAGAAACCATTAGCTGAAGCTATCACGTTTTTAAGTAACAAACTTAACGGTTTAGATGGTGAAATAACATTCGATGAATATAATTTACAATTGGAAGGTGCGGTTGATGAATCAAACAAGGTTAGCCAAGCATTAAACAAATTAAATCCATTGGTTGCTAATAAAGTGCTTGAAAAT